TAATCTTGGATACCTCTCTTAGACTGAACGTCACGGAGGAATGGTTCAACAATATTTACAAAGTTAGTTCTTGTAATTTCATCGTTGAACTCGAACAGGAAGTCCTTAGCGGCGGCGGCGATTGCATCTTCTAAGAAGATAAACAAGCGACGAACGTTGATTCTATCGAACGCGGAAGACTTACCAAATCCAGTTTTATCACCGAACAGGATAATACCTGCTCCAGGAGAGAAGATAATTGGGTTGATTCTGTTGGAGTACAGAGCGTCTCTTTGCTTTCTACCTGGATTGTATGCCAGTTTGACAGCGTTAAGAATCGCACCTCTCGAAGTTCCCGCAGGTGAGAACCAAGGAAACTGTTGGATGTCAGTTCTGGCACAAGTACCAGCAATGTCTCCATTTAGAGGAACATATCGGAAAGTATCATTGAAGCGGTCGTACATATACTTGTAACCACTATCAAATATACCGTAAGTTGTAGAACTTAGCGGTGCATAGAAACCAAGAATGTTATTAGTAATAGTGTCAACATCATTGACAGTTACTGTTCCAACTTGATTATCACTCAAGAATGCTGCTCTATATGGCGAAATGAATGCAACTGCATCTTTTCTTTCTTCAGCAACTGCGATACACTTTTGTGCAATTCCTTGAGAGGTTTCTTTATCATACTTGGCAGATCCCATCAAAATAAAGTCTACTTCAAACTCTTCAGTGTTTTCAAACTTAGTGAGACCTGAAATGATATCATCAGCACCACAATCCAAAGAACCTGCGCTAGTTAAATCGGATGAACCGCCGTAGTTTCTACCACCTGCCATTGCAAGTGAAAGAGATCCACATCCACCAAAGTTTACACCATCCGCATTTTGATCCCAACCAGTGTCAGTATCAAGTTCTGATTGTGCTCTACCATTGTCGGAGAATGCAATCGCAGTTGTTCCTCCAGGTGCAGAACCACCAAAGATATAGCGAGAGTTGGTATAAAGGTACTTTCTCCAATAAGAAGGAGAACCTACAGAATATTCAGCATCCTTTGCCTTAGAAAGGTTGAGGTGCTTTTCTAAGATTGAACCTGCATTTCCAGTAATCAGTCCCTTGTCATCAATAACGACAACATGAACTTCATCAAATCTAGAGTTTCTATTTGCAGCAAACTCGGAAGTTCCTGGACGGTTTGACAATTGATCCCACTCAAGTTTGGCTGGATCACCATTGAAGTCAGTAGAACTCAGTTCAATATACTGATTCTCAAACCAGTCTTTTTCAGTAGTGTAGGAGCGAGTTGCTAACGGTGCTTCGAGGACAGCAGTGTCTGTGGTATGGATACCAATGCTTCCTACGTTTGTAAGGGCATATACACTATTCTGAGTGTAGTCCGCATTGCTTACCGTTCCTGCAGCAGAAACGTGCGCGACAAGTTTTGTGGATATTTGACCATCACCGACTTCAGTGATAACACCTTGGAAGAATCCGTCAATTGATCTTGTTCCACCTGTTGCTGCTGGAACAGTTGCCCCTGAAGGAACTGCCTGTGTAAATCCGTAACCAACAAGAACGTTAGCAGTAGAGATACCAGTCAGAATTTGATCTGCCTTAGCATCAATAATTCCAATTCTAATTCCGTTTGCCCAAGTTCCTGGGTTTCTTGCAGCAACTGTTACATTGGTAATTGAATTATCATCATATGCAAGTTGCTCGTAGTGTTCAGTACTCTTGATTCTTATGCTAGTTGCTGAACCAACATATGCGTTCTTAAGTCCCGTTCCATTGGTGATATTAAAATCATCAGCTCTAGAAACTCTGAGAGTTCCTCCGTATGCAAGATAGGATGATGCAACCATCCAACTCTCATAGTGCTTGTCCGTTGAGTATGGTCTGCCAAAAGTGTTTAAGAGATCATCCTCATTCTCAATAAATTGAGGAAGATCCACAGGTCCCTTTGCGAAAGGAGCAACAAGTGCCCCAATCGAACCAGAGACTGGATCGACTCTCCCAATAGTTAAGTCAACTTCTCTTACGACAATTCCGGGAGATGCTAAGTTTAGAGGCATCTTTTCGGTCTCCTTGGTCCAAATTATTTCTCAAATTATTTATTAAAAAATTGCTTTTGAATGGGGAATCTTGACGTGAAACTTACCAATCTGGATATTCCCAAATATTACTATGCTTTTTTACTCTCTTCTTAGTACACTCTTTACATTCATATGAATACGATGCAGCAACAGGACCTCTGTCTTTTCTAGTCCTATAAAATCCATCAACTAAATTTTTTATTTCGCCACAAATCCTACATTCTCTTTCATAAAGAAGTAAATGTCCAAATTTTAGTTGATTATCTAAGTCCATTAGTAGTAATCCCACATATAAGATTTATCCCCATATTCATCAGTATGCCAACGATCTCCATTATTATCTGTAAATGAAACTGCGTCATTAATACCATCATCTAAAAATCCAAATGGTGCCATATCCTGTTCAATTTGATTCTTCTGTTCATCATAAATTTTTTTACGGACATCAGTATCCGTCATCTCTTTGAAGTAATCTTGTGCCACTAACCAAGAGAAAATAACAAGGCACATTGCCAAATCATCATTACATCCTTCTTCTGCTTCAAAGGAATTATGTTTTTGAGCAAACGTTGTAAGTTCGGATATAATATCATAATCTAGAGTCAATAACTTATCATCCTCTAAAAGAGTTTTTAAGTTTGAACAACCAAGTCTTTTTACTTGCGCTGTTGTTCTAACTCCCATTTGAGATTTTTTGCCTGAGAATCCATGACCAACAACTTGACCAGCACGACCTCTCATTGCTGCCATTAGCATATTTTCATATTCCAAATCATAGTGAAGAATACTTGCTACTTGCTCTCCAATATCATTAACTTCAATCAATACCCAAGCATTATTATATCCCTTCAAAGTGTCTTGAATCACATTTGGGAACAACATTGGTTTGATTTCATTATTTCTATACTTTGCTACAATTTTGTAAGGAAATTCTGTAATATCAAACACTACAAATGCGGAGTAGTCATTGCCCAAACCACGAGCAACGTCTACAGTCATAAGATAGTTATGATCTTTTCTAGGTTTTTCGTAAATATCTAATCCAGCGTTTCTTTGGATGGGATCTTCATATACTAGATTCCTGAGTTTTGCCGGATTTATAAGGGTATTGACAGAACCAAGAAACTCACACTCGAACTCGACTTTGAATTGCTGTTCTGATGTATTAGCAATCGTCTGTTCTTTCCATACTTGATCTCTTCCAGGAACCTCGGACCAATGAACATCAGTTGGAATGTATTCATTTTTACCTTTTTCTGAGTCGTGCCACATACGGTAGAAATGATTCATACCGCGTGGCGTGGATACAATGATTACCTTTGTGCTTTGTCCAGAAGAAATAGTAGGATAAACAGAGGCAAAGAAGTCATCAGCAATGTGATTTGGGATGAACGCGAATTCGTCAAGAAAGATGACATTATAGGATCCGCCTCGGACAGCAGATGACGAAGTAGAGTTAGATGAAATTTTGGATCCATTTTCAAGTTCTAAACTACCTTTGTTCCAAGATATAATACCCTGCTGCATCCACTTTGGCAAGTTTTCGTAAGCAAGTTGTAATCTTTGGAGGAGATCTCTTGCAGTAGATGCCTTGTTCGCCAAAATTGCAATATTAACATTATCATTAAAGACGGCATAGTGTAAAAGATATGATATACACGTTGTAGACTTACCAGTCTGACGTGGCATCTTGCAGATATTAAATCTATTATCATGGAAGTTTTGAATTAACTTCTCCTGAAAAGGATACATATCGAAATTAACAAGACCGTGATCCAGAGATACGATCTTTATGTAATTTCTTGCAAAATAAACAGGATCATTCTTACATCTAATAAACTCAATGACCTGCTCCTCTGTAAATTCGTGGGGAGTATTTGCCTTTTTTAGATTCGGATTACCAAGATAAATGTTATCACTCATAATAAAATTCCTAAATCAACATCTCCAGCGTTTACGTGCCTTACAGATTTTCTTATCTGGGGTCTTTGAACAATCAATATTATGCATCTTCATCTGACCTTTAGAACGACTACAATAGTTCTTACGGCGATTGGCATCTTTACTTCCCTTTTTAACTTTACCAGTTACTGCAGTTTGCAACTTTGAACCTGGATTTTCGCGACGATATGCATTTACGGATTTCTGACTCATACCATCAACACCGTCTTTACGGTTTGATTTCTGCCAGTCTTCTTTTACCTCTTGCTTACCATAAGTTTTGCAGGGATCTTTACCACATCCACAATTCTTTTTCTCAGGTTTTTCGTGGGTATAACCCATCTTCTTCATACGAAGATGATCCTCCTCTGTCTCGGCATCATATCCCTTACCAGTTTTTTGATCATACATCTTATGAGATTTAAACTCTTTTTCTTGAAGATCCATATCTGATCTCCAATCA